CCAATAGACATATTAACAGCCGGCTATCCATGCCAACCATTTAGTCTTGCTGGACAACGAAAGGGAACAAAAGATGACCGACATATCTGGCCGCATATTACAGAAGCAATACGCGTATTACGACCCAAGTTCATCGTCTTGGAGAATGTCCGAGGGCATCTCAGTCTTGGGTTCGACAGAGTTCTTGGAGACCTTACCGAATTGGGGTATGACGCAAGGTGGAAAGTTGTACGCGCTAGCGAAGTCGGAGCGCCACACAACAGAGCCAGACTCTTTATTGTTGCCTACTCCAGACACACAGACTGGACAGACGAGTGGCAGACACAGGAATTGGGGCGGGGATCTGCTTCACTCGTTGACTTGCTCATGCAAAGTCCGCCGGCACCATTGGATAACGGTCGCGTAAATGTAAAGTTTGTCGAATACATGATGGGCTTGGAGAAAGGGTGGGTAACTGATATGGATATTCCTTTAACTCAGAAGTTTAAGTTACTTGGAAATGGCGTTGTACCTCAACAGGCTTATTATGCGTTACAACAATTACTTGATGTTGACACGCCGTCTGAGCAGGACTTATGTTAATGAGTTTGACACCTTTGGTACACTCTACGGCTAGAGCCCTTGAGGGGCTCAGAGCGAACCGCTTGCGGCTAGTTCGCTCGGTAGCACTCGTTATTGGGATACTTCTATCTATAGCAAGTGCCGATAGATTAGAGGCTCAGAACCAGCCAACTAAAAGCATAAAAGCCTTAGCCAATAAGCAACTAACAGACAAGCAATACCAATGTCACAACGAGATTATCTATAGAGAGTCTAGATTTAATATAAATGCAGTAAATGGATCACACTATGGTTACTATCAGATGCGTAGTAAGTCTATGCAAGGTAAGCCATATGACTATCAGTTCTATATCTATTGGTATTATGTAGCATCTAGGTATGGTCTAGACCATGAGATCCCAGACTATTGCGCTGCACTACATCATCTAAAGACTAAGGGTTGGCAGTAATGGAAATGGGCAACTGCACCAGATGTGGTGAGGAAGTAATCCTTGATGAGTTAGTGCGTATGTTGGACTGGCTCATCTGTGACACCTGTTATGGTGATCTGTAATGGCTAAGCGAGGAGATCCGAGATTAAGCCGAGACTACAAAGCATTCAGGTTAAAGGTGCTAGCGCGTGACCAATGGTCATGCTTCTATTGCTCAGCACCGGCTGCAACTGTGGATCATATAATCCCAATAAGCAAAGCACCTGACTTGGTGATCAACTTTGAGAATGCAGTTGCTTGCTGTGCCAGTTGCAACAGCAGCAAGGGCAGCCGTAATCAGGCCAATTTTTTAGGTAGGGTGCCTACCCCCCCTGTCTTTTCTGGCAGCCTCTCTCCGATGCAGTCCAAAATCCACCAAGACAGTCCGTTCACAGCCAAACCGATCGGGAATGATCCCGATGCCGGCTAAACACTCCAGAGCGGTGCGAGGGGCAACCGAGCCTAGACTCCACAGCCCTTACCTTAAAGGCGCTTCTAAGGTTGACGATGTAATCGAACTAGCAAATCTAATCAAGATGCCTTTATTGCCATGGCAGGAGTTTGTTCTGCGCGACATGCTGCGCGTAGATAAGAAGGGCATGTGGATACGCAAAACTAATCTGCTGCTGGTTGCTCGTCAGAACGGAAAGACCCACCTAACGCGCATGGTTATCCTGGCTCACCTGCTTAAATGGGATACTAAGAACATCATCATCGCTTCATCTAATCGCTCAATGGCCTTAGATACCTTTCGCCAAGTAGCGACAGTCTTTGAGCATAATGAGAACCTTATGGCGCTAGTAAAGGCTATTCGCTATGCAAACGGTACTGAGTCGATCGAGATGAAGGACGGCAGGCGTTTAGATGTTGTAGCAGCAACCAGAGACGGCTCACGCGGTCGAACTGCTGATGCGCTGTTCCTTGATGAAGTCCGCGAATGGTCAGAAGAAGGCTATCGAGCCGCGATGCCGGTAACTCGCGCTAGACCCAATGCTCACACTTTTCTAACTTCTAACGCTGGAGATGCTTTTAGTGTTGTACTTAACCAACTGCGCGAAAGAGCGCTAGACAACCCACCCAAGTCCTTTGGCTACTATGAATACTCCGCACCTCAATACTGCAAGATAGATGATCTTAAATCTTGGGCTATGGCTAACCCTGCTTTGGGTTACACGATTACAAAGGAGTCATTAGCCGAGGCAGTTGCCACTAGCCCGATCGAAAATACGCGCACCGAGTTGCTTTGCCAATGGATCGACTCACTGAGCAGCCCTTGGCCTCATGGCATTCTTGAGGAGACTAGCGATAGCGAACTGCAGATCCCAGTTGGCGGTTATACAGTCTTTGGCTTCGATGTTTCACCTTCGAGGCGTAATGCTTCGCTCGTTGCTGGTCAAATCTTGCCCAATGGAAAGATAGGCGTAGGCATCTTACAGACTTGGGAGTCAGCAGTCTCAGTTGATGACTTAAAGATCGCAGCCGACATAAAAGCGTGGGCAGATCAGTACAGGCCGCGCCAAATCTGTTACGACAAGTACGCAACCCAGTCTATTGCCGATAAATTATCGAATGCAGGTTGCATCGTGCAAGACATCTCAGGTCAGCAGTTCTATCAGGCCTGTGGAGACTTGCTCAACGGTCTAGTAACGCATCAAGTGGTTCACAATGGTCAAGCCAACCTAATTCAGCAGATGAATAACTGCGCGGCTAAAGTTAATGACTCTGCTTGGAGAATTGTTAAGCGAAAGTCAGCCGGTGACATCTCTGCACCTATCGCTTTGGCTATGGTTGTGTCGATGTTAATGAAACCACAACAGGTTGCGGCTATCTACACCGAATGACAGTTATCTAGTGTATAATTGCACCCTATGGGTATCTTTTCGCGCAAGCCGCTAATCGTAGAAGCGCAAGCAGCGCCACAGGTAATGGGCGAAAACTTACCCTCACTTTATAGCAGCCTTACACTTCGCACTTCTCGCAAAGATGCAATGTCTGTACCTTCAGTCGCACGCGCTCGTAACTTGATCTGTGGCACAGTCGCTTCTATTCCTTTAGAGTATTACAACAAGCGCACCGGCGAAGTTATCGCGCCGCCTCGTTGGATTAACCAATTATCAAAGAACCAACCTTCATTTGTAACGATTAACTGGATCGTAGATAGCCTTCTGTTCTACGGAGTTGCTTACCTTCGTGTAACAGAGCGCTACGCTGAGGACGGCCGTCCTTCAGCCTTTGAATGGATCGCTAACTCTCGCGTAACATTCACAACGGATCTCGAAGGCATTTTCATAACTCAGTATTATGTAGATATTCAACCGATCGATATGAACGATATTGTAACTATCCAAGGATTAGATGAAGGCGTGTTAGAGCGCGCTGGTCGTACTATCCAAGCCGCGATCGACATTAACCGAGCAAGTTCAATTTCAGCGGCAACACCGATGAGTTCTGGAATATTGAAAAATACAGGGGCAGACCTTCCGCAGCAAGAAGTCTCAGGACTTTTAGCCGCTTGGAAGCGCAGCCGCCAAAATAATTCAACTGCTTATCTGACATCTACTCTTGAGTTCCAGTCAACACAGTTCTCACCTAAAGACATGATGTATAACGAGGCAATTCAGAACCTATCAACTGAAATTGCTCGCGCTATGAATGTCCCGGCTTACTACCTAAGCGCCGATCAGAACACCACAATGACTTATGCGAATGTTACCGAGGAACGCAAGCAATTTTATGCACTAAGCATCGAACCTTTTATTCAAGCGATCCAGACACGCCTCTCAATGGACGATATCTCAACAGCAGGACATGAAGTGCGTTTCAGCGTATTTGATACATTCTTAAAAGATGATCCTTTGGTTGAACTTCAGGTTATTGAAAAGTTGCTAACTCTAGGACTTATCACAACTGAACAGGCTATGGAAATGACGGACTTAACTCCTAACGGAAGCGAAGGCATAAGTTAATGGAAACTTTATACATCGAGGCTGCATCTATTGAATGTAGCGAGGAACGCCGCGAAATCTCAGGCAAAATCGTACCAATGGGTACAGGCGAAATCGGTAACACTAATCTTGGCGGCGTAGTCTTTGAAGCAGGAAGCATCGAGATAGATGACCCTTCTAAGATCAAGTTGCTATCACAACACGATGTTAAGAAGCCTATCGGCCGCATGGTTACTGCAACAGTTCGACCAGACGGCATCTACGCAACTTTCAAACTAAGTCGCTCAACAGGTGGCAATGATGCACTCGTTATGGCGCAAGAAGGACTCGTTAGCGGTCTTTCAGTAGGTGCAGAGATCATCGCATCAGCACCGTCTCGCGCTGGACACACAGTTGTCACAGCAGCGAAGTTAAAAGAAGTTTCTCTAGTAACTGAACCGGCTTTCAAGTCGGCTCAGGTTCTTGAGATCGCAGCAGAGGAAGTAGAAACCCCTGTTGAACCAAACACACAACCAGAAAGCGAGGCGGTCGTGGAAAATACTCCAGACACCGTAGCAGCACCAGAAGTTGAGGCAACGGCTGTTGAAGCCGCACGCGCAACTGTTCCAGCAATGGCTTATGCAAAAGAGCGCATTGCACCAATTTCATCAGCACAATATCTAGAAGCATCTATCAAGTCAGCACTTGGTGATGACGAAGCACGCCGCACAGTTCGTGCAGCAGATGACTCAACATCAACAAACACAGGCTTGACACTTCCACTTCACCTTAACTCATTTATCACAGACACCTTCTCAGGCCGTCCGTCATTCGATGCAGTAACGCGTGCGCCACTCGTGGAAAGCGGAATGTCCTTTACAGTTCCTCGCCTTTACACTCAGGCAACATCAGCAGACACAGCACCAGCAGTTGCAGATGTTAACGAAGGTGCATCTGTTACTGATACAGGCATGACATCAGCCTATGACACAGTTTCGATTAACAAGTTTGCCGGCTTAAACCGCGTATCTTGGGAACTCATCGACCGGTCTAGCCCGGCCTTTATGGAACTTTTAATGGCTGAACTCCGTAAAGCCTACGAAGCAGCAACAGATAAGGCACTTATCGCTGCATTCACAGCAGACGGAACTCAAGCAACATCAGTTGCAACAACAGCCGCAGGACTTCAGTCATTCATCTCTGTTGAAGGCGCAAAGGCCTACAAGGGAACTGGCGGAGACTTCGCTAACAAGTTGATCGCATCAACTGACCAATGGGCTGCTATCACAGGATACGCAGACACAACAGGTCGCGCACTCTACTCAGCACAGGGCGCAACACAGAACGCTTCAGGAACAGCAGTTGCTTCAAGCGTTCGTGGAAACATTCTCGGAACTGATCTCATCGTGGATCACAACATCACAACATCAGGCCTAGTTGACGAGTCAGCATTCCTCGTTGCTCCAGGTTCTGTATATTGCTGGGAAAGCCCACAGACACAACTTCGCCTTAATGTCTTGACCACAGGCGAGTTGGAAATTGCACTTTATGGTTATCTTGCAATTTATGTCGGCAAATCTGGCAAGGGCGTACGCCGCTTCAA